TTTCAGAATTAAACTCTGAACTATGGAACTCTGGTGTTGAAGCTAACAAAGAAATAGCTCGTAAGCAAAAGAGACGCTTAAATTATTATGCGAACATCTTAGTCGTTGAAGACTCTGCTAATCCAGATGCAGTAGGTAATGTTTACCTATACAAGTTTGGTAAAAAGATCTTTGACAAGATTAAAGATGTTATGCAACCACAATTTGAAGATGAGAACCCAGTCAATCCTTTTGATTTCTGGGAAGGTGCTAACTTCAAATTGAAAATTAGACAGGTAGAAGGATATCGTAATTATGATAAAAGTGAATTTGATTCCCCAAGCCCGTTAGCTGAAGAAGATGCTAAGATTGAAGCAGTTTGGAACAAGCAACATTCCTTACAAGGTGTGATTGCTCCAGACCAATTTAAAACTTATGAAGAGTTGAAATCCAAATTAGATTTAGTTCTAAAAGGAACAACAGCTCCTACAGCAGAGGCAATCTCAGCTACAACTAATGATGCAGAAGACGATCATTTTATGGAAAAGGTGAAAAGCGTCCAAGCAGCGCCAGCAGTATCAGCTCCTGAGTCATCAGATTCAGAAGAAGACGATACACTATCTTACTTCAAACAACTTGCAGAAGATAGCTAAACTTTCATAGTTTTGGAGCCCTCTTAAGAGGGCTTCTTTTTGACTATAAATATTAGTATGAAGTACACGGATAAAGTCTTGATTAAAATACTTGCTCTATATTCTATTGCAGCAATAGGTGTACCTCTGTGGTTTATGCAAGGCGGAACAATACCTGAGGCATTATTCTTTTTTATTCTTGCATCTCTTATAGCAAGAATAGGTAATGCAGGTTATCATCGTTGGTTAACACATAATCAGTTTCAACCTACATGGTTAGGTAAAAATATGATGTTCTATTTTATGGTTATGACAGGCTTTGGACCTCCAGGACATTATGTTGTATCACACTTACAACACCACAAACATACAGACGAAGAAGGCGATCCTCATGGTCCTAAACAAATAGGTTTTTGGAGAATGTTCTTTGGTAGATATGATGAAGTAAAACCTAGTGTAGGTGCTATGAGATTATATGCAAGGAATAAAGAGGCACAATGGGTTACAAAAAACTATTGGAATTTATGGTTAGCTAATTGGATTATACTAGGACTTATAAGCAAATGGTTAATAGTATGGTTAGCATTTTTATTTTCCTGGAGCTGGATATGGACCAACATATTAAACTATGCAGGACATGGTGGTAAAAAAGGAGAGCCTACAAACTTAAATTGGATATGTAATATTTTTATGGGAGGAGAAGACTATCATAAAAATCACCATGAGAATCCAAAAGCTTTAGTTATGGGCAAGTGGGACACAACAGGAAAATATCTTGTCCCATGGTTATTAGCAAAATGAAAATACTAGGTGTTCCTTTATATCATGTACACAATGTAGGTAAAGATCTTTTACCTATTTTACAAGAATCTATTGAATCCTTACAACAAGAAAAAGATGATTGGATTAGACATAGAAGTAAAGTATCCATATATACAAAAGAAGGCGATCATAAGTTTCCTCTTAAAATAGATCCTATGGAAGGCGTAGAGGGTTGGAAGGATTTAAAACTTACAATTAAAGAACATGTAATGAACTTCTATGATGAAGTACATCCTATAGATTATGATTATCAACAAGGTCCTGATACTGCTTTAAGAGAAGAACTTAATGCCTTTTGGTATAGTAATTCTTGGTACACATATTTTGATGAAACAGATTCTTATCCTTGGCATAGTCATGGACAATTTTACTTTATTGCTACTTACTATGTTCAAGCAGAAGAAGAACATGCGCCTATACAATTTAAATCGCCAATGTCAGATATGTACACAGCATGGGCATTAGGAACAAAGAGTCTTAACTTAGAAGAAACAATACAACCTAAATCAGGTGATTTAATAATATGGCCTGGATGGTTAGAACATCAAATACCTGCAATGGACACAAATTTAGCCCAACAAGCGGTTAAGTTGGAAAATAATAATAAATATAAACACAAACGAATTAGCATAACAAGCGCTTATGTTAAACCACACGCACAATTTTTGTATAACGCAAAGGGCAATTATGAACAGAAATAATATATTTGAACAATTAAAAATAGATGAAGGTGTAGTATATGAAATTTACAAAGACCACTTGGGCTACCCGACATTCGGAGTCGGACACTTGGTTAAAGAATCCGATTCTGAGCAAGGGCAAGAAGTCGGAACGCCTGTTTCAGAAGAGAGAGTTAAAGCTTGTTTCGAGAAAGATCTGGATACAGCAATAGACGAATGTAAAGCATTATTTAAAGAACAATGGGAAGGTTATCCCGGAGAGTTACAAGAGGTTCTTGTTAATATGATGTTTAACTTAGGTAGAACTAGACTAGGTAAATTTAAAAAGTTTATTGGTGCTATCAACGAAAGTGATTGGGATAAAGCAGCAATTGAAATGATGGACAGTCGTTGGGCTACACAAGTAGGACCTAGAGCTAATAGATTAAGAGATAGAGTTAAAAATCTTTAAACATTGTACCAACCAACACCAGATATACTATCAAGCATCCTCTGGAAAGAATGATTTTTAGGAACCACACCTGCTGGTAACATAGCAGCAATAGGACCTTGGTTCGGGTTTTGTGCTGATACAATAACTTTCGCCAATTGGTCTGGCATATTAGCGAAATTGTCCAAAGGACCTTGTAAAGCTGCTAGATGTTCATTTGAATTCTCTATGGCATCACCTGTTTTTAGAATATAGTTTTCAATATGATCCAATCCTTCAAGTCCTTCAACCGATAAAGCTTTTCCAATACTTGTTTTAGATAATGGCATCATTCCGCCTGTTATTTCTCTACCACCTTTTTTCAACATGTTAATTAGATACTGAACATCTTCTTTTTTCATGTCATCACCTTCAGCCTGCAATATTCTTTGTGCGGCATCTAATCCACCTACTGTAGACCAATAAGCATCATCCTGTTCTAATTCAGACATTCTGTTTCCGAAAAATCCGACAGTTCTTTTAGTAAACTTGCCAGCCTTCTTCGCCCTGTCCATCGGTTCTCGGTGTATATCTCTAGCTATATGGTAGCCATCTATCCCCATCGAAGGTACAGTACCATAGAGAGGTATTGTGCTTAAAGCTCCAGAAACCAAAGCAGCCGTTGCCCCCGCTTCATCTCCTTCCCAAAAACCTCTATAGGCCGCCTCGGCCGCACCTAAACCCAATCCGACAAACGGTATTTGTTTAGCCCAAAACTTCGTGCCCCTTTTAGCAGCAGCTTCAACCACTTCTCCACTATTAGAAGCTGCTAGATTTCTTACAGCATCCATTCCTCCATCAGCTAGAGCGTCTTTAGCAGCCTTACCTCCGAACCCTGCCGCAATTTGCTTCTCAGTTAAATTGTTTAACATATCTGTGGTAAATTTAACTCCGCCTGATGCGACTGTTGGTTTAACCGTATTAGTCGGCGCGCTGCTGAAAAGGTTTTTTGTTCCGCTCCAAAGAGTATTGGCCATCTTTGCAGTACTTGCCCATGCACGCGAGCCAGCATTAGCAACAGTACCAACTCCTTCTCTAACACTATTACCTATTTGTAAACCTCTTTTCCAGACAGTTGGTGATTCTGTAACACCTTCTACAATATCCTCTGTTGGACGATTCCATAAATATATCGCTGATAATATTAGCCCCAACATTCCGAGAATAGAACCTCCTCCGCCTCCGCCTCCGCCTTTGCCGAGAGCTCTTGTATTCTCTTCTATTTGATCTAACTTTTTAACTACAGCTCCACCTTCATCATCTATACCTGCTCTACCTCCAAATACAGATCCTTCGTTAGCCACGCCACCCAACATTGCCTCTCTTTTGGCATCTCTTCCTTGTTTACTTTTTCTTAAATCGCTTTGTATCATAGCCTCTTTTAAACCATCAGACCATGTTTTTAATTCACCTTTCTCTGCACCAATTCTCTTTTGGGTTCCAGTAACTTTTTGTATTATGCCGTCTTTCTTTGTATAGTTTCTTAATCTGAATATGTCGAAAGGATTAAAACCTCCTTGATCCATCCCCATAAATTCTTTTACACCACCCATGCTTAATCGGCCTTGTTGATATTTTAAAAAGTTTTTTCCTAAAACATCTTCTAATCCTTTGCCCTCCAATGCACCACTCATTGAAGCTAGATCTTTTTTCTGTCCCTCAGACATTTGGCCTTTTTCTGTTACATTTCTAAGAACAGATACATATTTGTTAAAATCGTCTTTAACTTTTTCGTCTTGTAAAACTTCTTGTAATCTTTCTACTTTAGCAGAATCTAAATTGCCATCAGCTGTGGTTATGTTTTTTGTAAGTGAACCTAATGCTCTTGACGCTCCTCCTGCCTCTTTTAAAATTCCAATTTTACTAGGCATTAAACCAAGTTTAATACTATTTGCTACCTCAGTAGTTCCTCCTGTTTGCGGTTTAAATTGTGTGGCTTGGGAATTTGGGTGCATTCCTCTTGTATCACCTGCTTTATTTAATTTTTGTGTGACTCCGCCAATTTGGCCTCCACCGCCAGCGGCTCTAATTTCTTTTGTTAATCTAATTTCAGTACTATTAATATCTTCTCTAATATCTTGCCGTCCCTTTTTAGCTCCATGAGAATCTTTACTGATTATTTCATTTGTAGCATCCATCTTTCGAACAGCTTTACTAACTTCCTGGTCTTGTTTAAAACGGTTTGCTGCATCCGCCATTTGGATTAAATTTAGAGCTTTGTTACCTGAAGCCAAAGATTTAATCTCTGACATTTCATCTTGAATAAATGCTTTATCAGCACTCAAAGTCTTCTGAACTTCATTCAGAATCTTATCTGGTTCTACTGTTCCAAAGAACTTTTTAAATTTATCATCCTGTCCGGGCATCATTTACTCCTGTTTCTATACTCTGTTTTTTCTGCCTTTTTCTGTAAATGTTCTATTAAAAATGTGACATAAACTTCTCTTTCCCATGGCATCATATTTTCTAGCTCTGTCAAACTATATTGATGTTCTTGCATTAACAGGAAATTAGTCTTGTAATAGTTTTCAAGACTTTCCTGAGAAAGAGTTAGCCGAAAAAATGTTCGTACCCATTAAGTGCTATGAAATTATCTCTCTCACATTTAGGACACTTATATTCAATAACATGCTCCAATCTAGGCATGTTAAGGAAAAACTCTTTTACTTTGTCAAACGCATGTAAAGGGAGGCTATCAATAAATTCATCAACCTCATCTTTTTGTTCATTCAATATATCTATTGTTTCTTCTCCGTTAACAACATGATCAATACACAATGCTATTAATGAAGTATCATCTAATTCGTCTCCGAGTAGAGCTACTTCTGCCGTAGGATATTTTAATTGTATTCCTACTTCATCATTTACTTTAATAAAACTATCAACTTTTTTATCTAAACCTTTGACTTCCAATTCGTCTAATTTAAGTTCATACTGAATTTTAGAATTACAGTCTTTTTCGCCACAGGTTAATGTGAACTCCTGTACTTCTCCAGTAGATTTACTCTTAATTTTTACGAAAAGATATTGTAAATCAAATATAGTAAAGTCTTTAATATTTACATCATCTATACAGCAATTCTGTACAATTTGTTGTGCGGCGTCAATCATATCATTAATCTCTCCTCCGCCTGCTGCCAACATTAAGATTTTCTCTTCCTTAACAAGAAACGGCCTAAATGTAAGGCTCCTATCTGTTGAAGGTTGAGTAAAACTAAATTTTGGTGTGTCAATTTTTGGTAACATATTTACTCCTATTATATAATATTATTTATTCACCTGGGGTGCCTTCTTCCACAGGGTCAGCTCTAAACTCTGACAATTCTGCGTCGAATGCGTCAAAATCTGATTTCTTTTTGTATATTTCGTTTCTATGCTGTGCCCTGTGAGGAACAAGCCAAGGCGCTTGCCCTGCTGCTGCAGCTGGACTCATCCTATCTTTACCCATTTGTACTTCAATTGCTTTAGACTCCCAATAAGTAGCCGAAACAATTAATGTAGTTCTAGCAACACCTACAGCACCCATACTTAATGGTATAAGGTTAAGAACCTTAGGTGTTACTTCGTACAAGTGCCAACTTGAACGATAATTATTTTGTTTATCTAAAGCGTTTATACTAACTTCTCCCCAAGTGTGCTGAGGGAATCTTACTTCTTTAGATGTTGGGTTAACACAATACGCCATCCACGATTCAAATTTAGCTCTATGAATCCAATCTGCTGGTGTATAAAATGTAAAGTTTATTTCATTACCTAAAAATTGCATATTTGTATTTCTGTAATGTGTCCATTGTCCAACATTAAATTCTTTGTTTGTTAATACCATACCAGGTATTTGTACTTCTTCACACATTAAAGTACAATTTTCACTAAAGTCTCCTGTAGATATTGCTGGAGGAAAATAGAACTGACATTCAAATCTTTCTGTTGTGGCTAATTGTGTTGTATTAATATGACTTCTAAAACTTTTTCCGTCGCCATATTCTTCGTAATTTGTTAGAGTTTTAGAAGTTAATGGACTCCCTGCAGTATGAAAATTCGAACCCTTAACTCTGTTATTGTGGGCTCGTCTTTTGCCCCTGTTAATACTACCTCTTAGAAAATCTTTTAAACTCCAACCCATTAGACCATCCTCCTCTTACGCTCTGGTTTTGTCATTGTGTTTCTATAAACTGTTTGAGCTGAAGCACCAACAAAATCTTGTACTGGTAAAAATACTGCTGACTTCCAATGTTTGGAATTTATCTCTAACAACCTACCTCTTATTTGTGTATTA